TCGGTCTCTGTTCATTCTCATGTTCTATTTATTCATTTCAATAGCTCTTTTCAGCTTCTTGTGGAACTTTTTCGCCTTTTTTATTGCTCTGTCTAATTTAACTTTAGATACTCGCATTGTAAAGTTCTGACCTAACATATGGTCATACTCATGTAGAGCTACTCTTGCCCACAACCCCTCAAATTCTTCTATTACAATCTCATTCTCTTCATTCTTATATGACATTGTACACTTAATCGGTCTACGCACCATCAGCGTAATGCCAGGCGCCGAGAGACATCCTTCTTCTATAGATTCGGTCTCTTCACTATACGCGGTTAACTCTGGGTTAAACAACACTCTCTTAAAGTTATGGTCTGGGCCTCTGTTTACACCCATTGTAAACATTTTCGCGTTGCGTCCTACTTGGTTCGCTGACAATCCTACACCACCTAGTTCCTTTTGTTTGTCCCAGATTAAGTTAGCAAGTTCCTTTGCATCTTCTTTTTCAAAGTCAAACTCTTCTGGTGGAACCTTCAACATTGGATGGTTCAATGGTAATAATTCTAATTCATTCATGACATCACACTATAATTTCTTATCTTCTCAAATTTAATTTGACTTCTAAATTTATCAAACAACTGGTCACCCTTGTGAGAAATCACAAACACATTGGTTTCCTCTCCTATGGTATTCAATAGGTTCATTACATAGTCTACCCCATTGTTATCCAAGGAACTGTCAAATACTTCATCAAGTAATAACAGGTTGGTACTAGCACTATTTTTCATCTTGGCAATAGTTCGCCATGTAAATAATAATGCCAAGTCTATTCTTTGTTTCTCACCCTCACTAAAACTGGAGTAAGAAAAATTGTCTCTATGTCTAGATTTAATTGTCTCATTAAACTTTTCATCCAAGTCAAAATGAACAAAGAAATCCATAGCAGCCAAGTATTTATTTACCAACTGGTTGATGATTGGCAAATACTGTCTAATAACTCTGGTCTTAATGCCCGTATCTTTGAGCAGACTACCAGCAGCAGTATTGTAATGTTGTTCTTCACCTTTGTCGGTCTTCTGTTTATTCTTAGTTGTTAAGTCTACAGCCATTTCTCTGAGTTTGGTTCTCTCATCATCTATGTCAGCAACATTTGTTTCTGCTTCATTGAGTTCCAATACTAATCTATTCTTATATCTTTCTTGTGTTATAATTTCACTTTGAATATCTTGTATATCGGTTACAATTTTATCATAGACTTCTATAGACTTTTGTACTAATTGATATTCAGAATCCATATCCGTCAACCCAGATTCTAATTCTTCTATCCGCGTGGTTTTTTCTTTTTGTTTTTCTTCCTTGAAGTCATGGGTCAATCCTTGTTTGCAAGTTGGGCATTCTTCTGTGTTGTGGTAGAAGTCGAGTTCTTTTCTTGCCTTTCTAAGGTTGGAGTCAAGCTTGTCTTTGAGACCATCCAACTTGCGCTTCCGTTCTTTCGGGTCATCATGACTCTCCTTCTCTGTGCTTGCCTGTGAAAGTTTTGTTTCAAGTTCAGCAGTCGCCTCGATGAGTTCATTAATTTTCTCCTTAATTTTATCGACTTTGATTTTTTTATCTTTCTCCAACTGTTCAATGTACTTTCTTTGAACGGTTGCTTTGGATTTCGCTACTTCTACTTCTGTTTCTACATCGCGTATCTCATCTCTAAGAACTGCAATCTTGTCTCGTAACACTTGATTCATTGTGGTAAATATTTCAATGTCAAGAATGTCTTCGATAATCTCTCTGCGAGATGCTGTTGGCAACTGCATGAATGGTGTGAATGAGGCACTTCCCAGTATTACTATCTGAGTAAATGATTTGTAATTCATCTTCAAGATACTTTCCTCAAGATATTTCTGCGTATCTCGTACAGCAGCATCTTGGTCTAACATCTGTCCATCACAATAAAGTTCAAACACATTTGGTTTAACACCACGAATAACTTTAAATTCTTTCCTTCCTATTCTAAACTCAATCTCAACCACCATTTTTTTATTGTTGATAGAGTTAGTCAACTGGGTTTTACTAATCTTACGAAATGGTTTATTGAACAAAGAAAAACAAACAGCGTCAAGCATTGTAGACTTGCCACTACCGTTTTCCCCAACCACCAATGTGCTGGGACTTCTGTTAAATTCTATTTCAGTAAAACTGTTCCCTGTTGACAGGAAATTTTTCCATCTTATTTTTTCAAATGTAATCATAAATTTTTTATAAAGGGTACTACCATCTCCTCTGCATACTTTTTATGTTGTAGCACCGTGGGGTGCATAATGTTATGTTTCCTGTCCCAACCCAATCTCGTTTCTTCTATAAATTTAGTTTTAGTGTTTTCATAGCACCACTCAAATTCACCACTAGGTATAAATTTTTCCCAATTGATTAAATTACTAATCCAAGATATCTCTGGGTCTTGATAAACTTCACTCTGTTCACTAAAACAATCTTCGACATATCTATGAAAAAAATATTTTATGTTTCTATTGATTAGAAACTCCTGTATTCCCATGACGCATTGTAAACTGTGTATGATTCTTTGTACTTCATTCGCCCAAGTTTTAAAATAAATAGATTTTCCTATTTCAACATACTCTCTTGCTTTTGGGTTAAATTTTATAAACGGCGTTTTTGAGTCTAGTTGTTCCTCTATGTAAGATACGGTGGCTGGATTAAAAGGAATCCATTCTCCGTTACTATCTTTGATTGGTCTTCTTGGTTGGAATGGTACACCTTTGGCACCTATCTTTGGTTCCCAATCATGTTTATAAATTTCAGTCCTATCATAACCAGACCACATAACACCAACTGTTATTGCCGATGTTGGGTATTCCATATCAAACATTCTAGAAAGTGTATATAACACTTGTCTCATAATCATATTATTACCAACACCAGAAAAAGCAGCATTAATACAAACCATATCTAATTCGTCAGCAGCATGTTCTCCCCATGAGTTACTAGTGCCATCATTAGGAATATTACCTTCTGGCCATTTATTGGTTGGTGCGGTGAACGAACATCCAGCAACCACCAAATATTTTTTACCCTCTTCATACTCTGGTATGTTTAACATCTAAACCTCGATGTGTTGAGCTTCTACATACAAACCCTGTAATAAATTTTTTAATCTTTCCTTATCCAAATCAGTTACGGTGTTATCTACATAGTCGTTCAACAATGTAATTGTATCATCAAGTTTCAAATCCATTTCACCTACAGCGCCATCTTCAAACTCTGAGAAGTCTTCGATTATCTTTAACTCAACTAAGTTACAACTATACAGCGAGTCAATTAGTTTATCAAACTTTGTAAAGTTTTCTTTCTTTACTACAATAACCTTAACACAACCACCCACCAAATTAGTCAAATCATATTCCACATCGTCATCAACATCGTTATAGAATATCTTGTGAAACATTCTATGTGGGTTTTGTAGAAACTCTAATTCATTCGTTTCCGTATCGTAGATATTAAATCCTCTAGCATCGTTGAAATCAGACCATGTAATCTCGTAAGGATTACCAAGATAGACCACATTGTCCCTACTGCTACGATGGTGGTAATGACCACTACATACCAAATCAAAGCGCTCAAAGGCATGATGATCCATTCCGTGCTCGTTCGGCATACCTTTGTACATTTGGAACCCAGAAAATTCAAAGTGTCCGAAACATACTTCCGCGTCAGTTCTTTTGACCATTTCCATAGTAGATTCATAATTATCGCTACATATCCAAGGAACAAAAAGAATTTTTCTCCCATCGAATTCTAACTCTGTGACTTCTGGATAGACGATAACATTCTCATACTCTTGTAATAAAAGTTCTGGCGCATTTACATCATTGGTGTTTTTAAAATAAGTGTCGTGGTTGCCTGGCACCACATGCATATCTATATTTAGGTCTTTTGCTTGGTTAAAGAAATACTCCTTACAACTCTTGAGTGTATTGTAATTCATATACTTCCTTCTATCAAAGATGTCACCCAAGTGTAAGACGGTTTTTATTTCTCTCTCCGCCAATGTAGGAAAGAAAAACTCATCATAGAATTTTCTAAAGTACGCATCAAATGGTAAACTATCTGACCTCGCACCGAAATGTGTATCGTTAACTAATGCTAATTTCATGCAATCCCCTTATTCATTTTGTGAGAAAATATCTCATAGTATCCATCAAGGGTTAATAGTTTTTCGCCATAATTTCTTCTATAATCATCTAACCTTCTTAACAGTAAATGTTCGTTTCTCAAGTCCATAACCTTAGACTTCAAATCATCAAAGTCTTCTATCCTTTGCCAAGGGTCTATGTTATATGTATTGTTCTTATCGTATTGTCTCCAGACAAAAGGTATCATTCCTATTGCAAGTGCCTCCACATACCTAGATGTAGTAGCAGTTTCATCCTTCCAGTTAAAACAAAGTGTCCATC